AAGACACCAAGTATTCGCATGAAGCATACTGAGAATGAAGATATTACAAATATGCTTGAATCAATAAATATTAAACCAAGTAAGATAATGAAAACAGTTTTAGATATTACAGAAACAGAGGATATAGTTGTTCGTGAAATAGTAACAACACATTTGGAGGAACTAAATACACCTCAAAAATGGATAGATTATTTACAATATCATACAAATACAGACTATTCTTATTATATTTTGACACCAGAACATCTTAAATTACCCAAAACATGTGAATCTCTAAAGAAATATAAGGAGCGAAATGATAAAATTCAAAAAACACTAGATGAATATAATGAAAAGCGAACCGGTTTAGAATCAAATAAGGGAGAACGAGTGGAATTGGTGAATATGCAATGGAATTATTTAATGTGTTATGGCGAAAATAATCATATGGATTTTACAAATTTAAAAAATAAGATAGCATTGTTGAATGGTAAGAATGCTATGGGTAAATCCTCATTTTTGGATATTTTATGTATAGGATTATTTGGTGAACCCACAAAGATGCGCCATATGATTACTGGTAAAAAGTATACAGATAAAATTATACACGATCATCGTCCAAGTTATAAAACAGCACCATCAGTATATATTTTATTAAAAATAAAGGGTGAATTATTTGAAATTTATCGTACATTTGGAACTCAAGTAGGTTTAAATAAAGAGCATATGATATCACAAAAGGAGGCGAATGTATCTAAATTAAAAGATAATTATAAACAGATTATATGTGAAGGAAATACATTGGTAGAGAAATGGATAGAATCTCATATTGGAACGATGGAGTCAGTATTAATGAGTACAATGATATGTCAAATGGATTTAAATAATTTTTTTCATTTGAAACAAGACGACCAAAAAATAATTTTAGATACAGCACTTCATTTAGAAAATGTATCATTATATGGTAAAATATTAAAAGAGTCATTGTTAGCTCATCAAGATTTACAAACACAGATAAAAACAGCAATGGAAACAGTAAGTTTAATGATGAAACAGGTAAATTACAATTTAACAGATGTAAAAAATAAATATCTATTATCAAAGAAAACTTATGAAAAGCAGTTAAAATTTAAAGAGGATTTATTAACAAAAGTGCCGAATTCTGATTGGAATCAGTATAGTATTCCAGATGACATTGTAGAGAAATATCGTAAAATAAAAGATTTATATGAATATCATTATAATGATAGTGAGTATAAACAATTAGAATCAAAGGGTGATGAGATGATTCGTTTGGAAGAAAAGATGTTAAATTATAAATCAAAAATGGAACTATATAGTGATATTGAGATTGAAAAAGATGCTGAAATAAAATTACAAAAATGGCAAACAAAAAAAGAGAAGTTTATGATTAAAAAGCCGAAATGTACTATAACTGATGAATGGGTAGAACAGACAGAGAATGAATATCAAAAATGGGTTGGGAAACAGAAAAAAGAGTGGATAGAAGATGAAAATAAAGATGAGAAAACAATCACTTTGAAATTAAAAATAGAAACGCTATGGAATGAAGCTATTTCAAAACCACTTACGCAAAAAACGAATAACAATGCAGATTATAAGAGAATAGATATTCGAGAATTTTATGTAATGAAGCAACAATATGATGCAATGACAAAAAAACAAAAGCCATTACCCAAAGAAGGATATCAAGAATGGGAAAAGAGATGGAAGACTTGGTATGCTAAAAATAAAGTTTTTATGGATTGGAAAGATGATATAGAATTAAATAGAAAAATAAATACATTAGAAGAAAAAATAAGACAAGTAAAAGAGAAAGAAGAAGAGTTGGATGATATAAGAAAAGAGATAAAGCATTTAGAAAAAGAGATGGACTTTTATAAAGAGTTGAGTTTTAATCCAAAATGTAATGAATGTAAAAAAAATCCATTCAATAAAAAGAAATATGATACGGAGTCACAGTATACTGAATTAAAGCCCTATTCTGAAAAACTAATAGATTATATTGATAAATTTAAGAAACATAGTGAAAAAAATCAATATGAAGAAAAATTAATAAAGTATAAACAACAATATGATGATTATAATAAATATAAAGTAGAGAAAGATTATTATGAATTAGAAAATAAAAAATGGAAAACAATTATAAAAGAATGGGAAGAGTATGAAAAATGGAAAAAAGAGTTTACATCTTTACAATATAAGTATCAATATTATGAATGGTTTTTTTACGAAAAATGGGAAAATGAATATACTATAGCTTTAGAAGAAAAGCGCAAATGGGATGAATTTTATAAAGATTATCTATCTTGGGAAAATTCAATGGGTCAGATTGAAGAACAAAAGAAACAGTTAGAGATGTTAAAAGTATGGGAAAGTGAGGCTGTAGTAGTAGAAGACAGAATAAATAAATATATCAAATCTATTGAAAAACAAGATTTTGAATGTGAATTTAAAGAACTAAAATCACAATATGAGAATAGTAAAAAAGATGTTGAAAATTGGAAAAAATTAAAGAATATCAAAGAAAATTATGAAACAACGAGCTCTTACTATGCCATTTATAAATTAAAAGAGTATGAACCAGTATTATTACAGTCTCAAGAAAATGTTGAAGAATCTTATCGTAATTACCTACATTTTAAAAAAGAAGAAGAAGAACAAAAATCATATCAAGAAACATATGATAACTATAAGACAGTTGAAAATGAACTAAATGACCGTTATCAACAGATAAAGGATTTAGATGTATATTTTATGGGTGATAAAAGTCATACGGATGGTTATAAAGAATGGATTTACAAACAGAAAGTGATTCCTTTATTAAACCAAGAGATGAATAATTTTCTATCATTATTTGAAGATTTTAGATTTAAGATGCTTTATGATAAGCGACAATTTATTTATCTATTAGAAGACCGTGGTAATGAGCCTACATTAGATAAAGCGAGTGGATATCAAAATTTTATAATTAGTTTAGCATTTCGTTTGGCTTTAACACGAATTGGTGCGATAGGTCAACAATTTAAACATTTATTCATCGATGAAGGTTTTACAGCATGTGATACAAATAATATTGAAAAAGTCCCAATTTTATTGAAAAGCATAATGGATTATGGTGAATATCATAGTATTATTTTAATGTCTCATTTAGATTCAGTCCGTGAATGTAGTGAGGTTAGTATTCAAATTAAAAGAACGGATCCATATTCATATATTCAATATGGGGACCCATATCCAAAGATAGAAAAGACAATTACCCCAGAAGGTGTTGTTTTAGAAAAGAAAACGAGAGGTCGTAAGCCAAAAAATATTAACTAATCATCTGTTTCGCTATCAGTAACTTCTTCGCCACGTGCTCGTCTCGCTTTACGTACTTTTTCACGAGCTTTATATTCTTTATTACTGAGTACTTTTTTTACAGGCGCTTTAATTTTAATGGTATTTCCATAAGCATCTATAGTTTCATCTTGCACTATAAATGAGACCGTTTCTTTTTCAAGAATACCATTTTCATTTGAACGTAGTATTGAAACAATACCATTTTCAACAGTCCATATTTCTTTACAGATACTATCAATAAATTCTTTGCTATGACTAATAATTACAATACCGCCGCCATATTCTTTAAGGGCATTTGCAAAAGCACCTAAACTGTCGCGGTCTAAATAGTTACTGGGTTCATCGAGAACAATAATATGAGGGTTCATCCATGTTGCGGCACCAACTACTAAACGAACTTTTTGACCACCCGAATAACCACGTATACGGTTATGTGTTGCAATCTCACTATCTAAACCAAGTGAGGAAAGATGTCTCTCAACATTTGCTTGGGTGAGTGGTTTTAGCATTAAACCCATTTGTGCGGCTTCTTTCATATCATATTCGTTTACATACTTTTCAAAACCTAATTGAATTAGTTCATCACGTTCTAAATAGGATGTTTCAGATTCATTTTTCCATTCTATTTCGTATTCATAAGATTTTTTAGATTTCTTACGACCAATTATTTTTTCGAATTGTCTTTTGATACCGCGAATAACAAGTTTTTCTTCTAATAAAGCCTTTTCTTCATCGGTTAATTTACGATATACTTTATCTTCAGCTTCTCTATCTTCACCTGTTGCATAACGCCAACGTATATATTCATTTGCTGTCATATCTAAATGGGTTTCAATATGATGAAAAGCATGTTGCGCGACATAAGCAATACGAAGATTAGGATGTTTCCAAACACTACCCTTAGAAGGTTCTATTTCACCAGTTAATAATTTAATCAAGGTGCTCTTACCCGCACCATTAGGTCCGATACAACCAATACGAGATGATAAAGAAACATTTACAGAAACATCTTTTATAATTACTGGTAAATTTTCTTGATATTGGAAAGAAACTTGATTCATTTTTAAAATAGCTTTATCTTTTGTTTTAATTCCTTCCAAAAAACCAGGTTCTGGTAAGGAAAATACCATTGGAGTAGAAGCTAATTCGTAATAGGAACAGGCTTCAGGAAATTTTTTTACAAAAGCAGCAAGATTACCAATATAAGTTTTTAATTTTAGATTTTCATAATGAATAATATGTGTGCAGACAGCATCTAAGAAAGAAGAATCGTGAGATACGATTAAACAAGTACAAGGACTTTGAATCAGATAATTTTGCAACCATTCTACATTGGTTTTGTCTAAGTGATTGGTAGGTTCATCTAAAAGTAAGATATCTGGGTTTTGCATCATAGCACGTGCTAAAGCGAGTTTCATTTTCCATCCACCAGATAAAGAACCAACGGGAACCTTTAGACGAATATCATCAAACCCGACTGCTTTTAATGCTTTTAATGAAGTGTCTGTATTACCTATAAATTCAAAAACAGGAGTATCTGCAACATTACCATCAATGTCATGTTCGACATAAACACGTTTTAAAACATCAGAAGTTGGGAAACCATCAACTTGGTCGTTGACAATAGCTTTCATAAGAGTGCTCTTACCACATCCATTGGCACCACAAACACCATATCTTTTACCTTTTTTCAAGTTAAGGTGAGAACGGTTTAATAAAATACGTGAACCATAAGCTAAATTAAATTCACAGCTACATAAATCAATACCTTCATCTAAAGAAGCATCATAAATATAATGTTGTTTTTTAGTATTAATGATTTTTTCTAAAAGAAGATAAACACGAGAAGCGACTTGGCGACACTCAGGGTCAGCGACCTCATCAACAATTCTTTTAATAGGTGGAAGTAATTGAGAAAGAAAAACACCAACATCTTCGGGATTATCTACTAATTTACATGTATTTTCACAAATAATACAGCATTTACGTTTGACAGCTGTTTGATTTTGTTGGAATCCGCGTATTAATAATGGGATTAAAATACTAAGGGCTGGTTTTTGTAATTCTTGGACGAATACAACAGCAGACAAAGCATGAATAGTTTCACTAACATAATCTGGGTTTTTTAAAGCACTGATTAAAGATGGAATAAATGGTTCTAAATCACGATTTTCGATGATACCATAAAGATTCTTTAGAGTTAATAGAGATTGTTCTCCGACAGAAACCTTAGAATCGTAAACTAATCCAGTAATTTTTGGAATAATTGTATGTAAATAGTCTTTTAAAAATAGCTTTTGATGTTCAGCCAAATCCATAAAATATTTACATGCGAATACTTTGATAGTCCAATGATTAACATCTGCACACGCTTCTAATAAGCATTCAATATCATCTACTGTATGTGGAACATCTGCAAACTTAAGTGCTTGAATGTTATTAGCACTTATTCGTTCATTTAAAACAGAAGTAGCATAATGCATTTTGGTAGTTGATATAAAAATAATAGTAATATTCCTTAAATTAAAACTTTACGTGGGCAAGCTTCTGGATGATAGATACCTATTTCACTATTTAACCAAGGTGATAGTTCTTGGTTTCTTGGGATAATATATACGTCACCTCGCAAATCATAGCTTTGATTACGCGTTGGACAATCAAAACGAGAGCCAACAAAATATTCATATGAAACAGTTATAATGCCAATTATAATAATTAAAAAGCATACTAAAATAATTTGTAATGATGTCATCTATTTATATACAAGAGTTATTTTTGTAATATATATAAAGTGATAATATCTTTACAATATTATATGGATAAACAGATAATAGATGTTTGTAAAGACTATATAGAGACAGAACAAATTGATGAATTACAAGAATATGTCATAAATTTAAAAAAAATACAGATAACTGATTATCGTTTACCAATAGAATAT